CTGCATATCGTCCGGATGTACGACTGTCTCTCCGGACATATTAAAATTGCACTCAAATTCTTGCGCGATTTGCCTTCGAGACATATTTTTTGTCTCTTCTTCAAACCATTCTTGATCTCTATCCGGATGCTTGTCCCATGGCAATACTGTCGGGTAAAAATCATTTTTCCCAGTAACAGAATCCATATATATCTGGTGGAACCAATTCCCAACACCGTTGGGAGTAGAAAGTGCAATACATCGCCCACCAGTCGAAAGTGTGGGATACAAACCGGTCCACAATTCATCTAGACCATCAACGTGAGCAGCCTCGTCAATAACCAAAAGAGACAAGGACTCTGAACGTCCAGCATCAACACTGGTTGTCGAAGCCTTTATTTGAGAAGCATTTGATAATTCAAAGGATGTTCTATTGTCGATTGATATGCTGGCGATTCTTAGCCAATCTGGTAAGTTTTTCATGATGGCTTTCACCTTTTTAACCAGATTGGCTGCTGTTTGAAATTTGGTGGCCATCACCAATATGTTTTTTTCGCGATGAAACAACATCATCCACGAAACATATGCAGCAGTAATCGTGGAAATCCCTAATTGGCGAGCTTTCAATATTACATTAAAGCGATAATCGTTATAATCTTGGAGTAGCTGTGATTGAAAATCATAAGTCCTGAAGGGGATCAGGCCATGTTGTGGGTGGGAAATTCTTGCATAATTATTAATGAAATAGTCTGCGTCTTTGCCGCACTTCACTATCTCTTTTAATATTTCCTTTTTCGAAAGCTGAAAAGACATATATACTCATTTCTCTTGGTTCTTAAGCATTCTTGGCTGTCATGTTGGAAGGCTTTTTGGCGCCAGGATATTTATCTTTGCCAATGGCCAGCCACTTCTTGATTGAATCATCCAGTTTATCATCGCTACAAGATTCGACTTCTTCAACATCTTTCAAACCACCAATCTTATAAACTGCGTTTGCCTGTACCCAAGTCCGCACGTTCGAAGTCTTTTGAACTAGAATATCGACTTCACCATCCTTGGTTAAAGTAAGGGCACTGCCCGTGATCTTCTTGTATTCCTTCCTCAAGAAAGAGGCCACCTTATTGACCATCCCCTTAATATCGCCCTCAAAGCCCTTGCCCTGCAAATCTTTCATAAGTACATCACTCTGATACTTGATGACAAGCTTATTGCCGTGAAAAGAAACGCCGAAGCCGTCCATAGATCTACTATCTAAGACCAAGTGCCCCTCTTCTCTTTTTAAGCCAACCTTGAGCGGCTCTCCCTTATCATCCAAAGCTCCATCATGAGCATTTGATGCAGCCTGCTGGATTGCTTGTATAATCTCATACGTTGTTGCCATTATTTTTCTCCTTTAAAATTGGACGCCATCCGTTTTGCCACCTTTCTTCGCGATCTTCTACCCACTGTATATAGCAGTTGAAGCAACAATCGAATTTATTCATATAAAGATCGTCTTTGCCGCTAAAAGAATAAACGTCACAAACTGGGCAATTCCTTTTAGTTTCCCTATTAATTAGTTTTTTGGATACGAAAAAACCATCTTTTTCAACACGTTCTTTGCTCAGCTTCTTTTTAATGTCTTTTTTATAGATTTCCTTTATTTGATCTAGGTAATCTTTCTCTTTCTCATCATTCCACCAAGATTTTGGATGCTGGATTGTTTCGTTGCCATACTTCTCGGCAATTGCTTTTTCGATCTTGACAATATATTCTTGATCTTTTTTTGGCATTATGTGCAATCGACTCCCATAATTCTCTTTATTTTGTTGGCATCGACTCCATTTGCTTTGGTGCCGGCAAACTCATGACAACCCATATCCGGATTTTTCATTGTGCTATCGTCAACTCCAAGAAACTTGTGACCGTAAGTCCAGTGTCTGGCGGCGCCGGAGTGATCATATAGCATTGCCACTGGTCGGTCAGCTAACGATTCTAGGGCTGCGCCCGGTGCAATACATGGAGAAGTTGCTTGAAGAGAAAAATCATCTGCTGACGCGTCAGTAAAAAGAGGATCTGTTGTTATATCTCCAGTTCCGGCGCCGCCATATATATCTGTTGCGCTGCCGTTATAAGAGCAGTTGTAAGTGTGAGATTTGATGGCCCTCAATTGGCCTGCGGCACCTACAGAGTTTGCAATAATATTATAATGAGCATGACCAGCCAACAACGCATATGTGCCATAATCCGATATATCGTCCATTGTACAGTGCAAAACCCAACTATTGTTTAAGTTATTTAAACCATATGTACAATCATAAAATAAACTATTTTGCACAATGCTTCCGCTACCAAGTTGAACGAGTTTAATATTGTCGTGAAACGTGCACTTATCAATTATAGAACCGTTGCCTGCGTCGATGCACCAGTGGTTAACGTTGTTATCGTGATTTTTGAATATACAGTTTTGAAAGTAAACTGGATTGCCGCTGCTATATTGATCGACGGCGGCAAAATTGCCAGCGCCATCTTGATCCCCATCAAAAGTTATATTTTCGATAAACCAACCCTCGGCAGGTTTAATCTTTGGATTGGCAGTAGTAATCTTGAGCGTAACTGTGGCATCGTCCGCCCCCCTTATTCTAATGGCTTTTGCATATTTAGTTGAGCCATCTATTGAGGGATTCGCAATTACAGTTTCATAATATGTAGCTGTGTCCTGTATTTCTATTGTTCTCCCATATGTAGTATTGGTTGCGATTACATCAACAGCCTTTTGGATTGTCGCGTATGGAGAGCCGCTAGTGCCATCGTTTGCATCGTCTCCGGAAGTTTTATTAACATAAATCTTGGTTATGGTCCATGGAGCGGCGTCCGAATCTCTTTCGAAAGCTCCAATTGCTTTATTTGTAGGTCGCGATGCATTGTTGACGTCAACAGAAACACCACTGCTGGTGGCAGCCTCCAAAACCTCAGAACAAAAAGACGGACGTAAGTCTATGGTTGTTATATCTTTAAAATCCACCATTACTTCTTTGTCGCCAGTCCCCAGAACATTGCTTTCAAAATTCTGTTCACCACCGATCACATAATTATATTGAGAATTTGCCGCAGCATAGGCGCCGATTGGCGTGGAAGTAGGGCAATATTGCACAAGATTGTATTTTATATTTGAACCAGAGCGGCTGGCTCTTAATACGTAATTTGCTTGCCAACCACATGCATAACAAGTGTTGTGTTGAATTGTCGTGCCGGTGCATGCGGCATTACTAGCATCAACTGCTATACTTTCCACATTGACAAAAACACAATTTTCTACCGTACTGTTGGGGCAAGTATATGTAACACCATCTCCTATAATATCCAGAAAATAACATCTACGCACCGTGTTGGACCCGGTGCCGCCGAGCACCACACCAGCACCAGTATTTGAATAGAAATAGCAGTCTTGTATAGTTATACCGCCAAATCCCGCGTCGGCTAGCCTAATAACGCTATAACCAGCAGTGCCATAATTTGTAAAACGGATATTTTGTATCGTCCAACCGTTACCAGTGTTTATTCCATAAGAGCTAGAGCCATCACCTTGCAAAATGACGGTGGCTCCAGCGGCGCCCTTGATCGTTAAGCCAGTTTTGCTATACTCCGAATCGTTAATGCTATCTTCTGCATAAGTGCCGGCAGCAAGTTGAATAATATCGTCATTCGAAACAGTGTCAATTGCATGATCAAGGGTTGCCCATGGAGATCCGCTAGAACCATCATTGGAGTCATTACCATCGGTTGCCACATACTTGGTTGCCATTTAGGAGATCTCCACCCAAGAATTGTCTGGGTCGAAGTAGAGGAGTATGTCACTACTATGAATATCAATACAATATCCCACAATCCTGACAAAATCTGCTGTTCCCGTGGGGGCTGTGAAATTGTATTCTCCGGCTGTCCCATTATCGACGTAAACTGGTTGTCCTGTGGCTGCTGTTCCATTAACATAAGCTGCCGCTATTCTTACATACCCCTTCAAAAGCACACCGTTGGATGTTGGGCTGGAGCCCATGGCAATTCCCAATAGCTGGGAAGCGCCGCTAGCGACGGCATCCGAATCGGTTGCTGTCCACGCTGCGTCGGTGTGCAAGTAATACAATTTTCCAGCAGTTAAAGTTCCAGATCCGTATTTTATAATGTGGCCACCGCCCTGGCCGGCAGTTATTTGACTTTCGAAGGTAGTGGTCGCGTAATCTTGCACAACTGAAAGCGCTGTGTATGGGGCAATTGTGCCCATGCCGACGCGGCCGCCCTGTGTTATTACCATTAAGTCGGTACCGCTACCCGCTGTACCTTGCTTAAAAGTTAGATTGTCGTCTGAGTGGTCATGGTAAACAGCCCACTTTCTTGTTCCATTTTCTGCCCATTCGAGCTTTGCGAAATTGTCTGTATCGGCATCTATTCTTAAGATCGGCGTTGTGCCCTTGACCTCTACCCTGTTATTGCCCGAGTCTACAAAGAGCATATGCGTGTTACTATCGCTCTCTACTCTAAAATCATTGGTGGCGTGCCCCTCTTCGTTAACAACCACACCGGAAGAATTGACTTCAAAAGCATTATCAACATTGCTCCAGATTTTTGTGCTAAATGCTGACTTGCCCTTGTTGATATGAAGCACATCTGCGCTGGCATCCACCAATATTGCATTGGCTTCGTTCTGGGACTCTACTCTGAAATCAACGTCATCGCTGTCCTCGTTGATTATAACTGCTGTATCCGTTAT